GTCAAGAGGTTGCACAGAAGGCCCTTCAGTGGGCCGCAGCTAACCTAAGTGAAGCGCAGACTGCTGTGGTGAACAAACAGCTTCAGTCGCCTAATGCCGAGGTGTCCACGATGGCACTTCAATCGCTGATTGCTCAGTCTGGTGCTGCTTCTACTATGGTCTCTGCTGACACCGCCATGACTGGTGGTATGGGGTACTTCCAAAACGAAGCAGATTTTGACGAGGCTGTCAAGGATCAGGTACGCATGAACGAAGATGCGTACCGCGAGCAAGTTATGTCCAAACTACAGCGGTCCATCGAGATGGGGCTAATTCAAGGATGATTATCAAAACTGCACTTACCGCCACCTTTGCTCTAGCTTTGGTTTCTTCCTGCGTAATGCCGGGCGACATCGAAGCTCTTGCTGGTGTGCAGCGTGAGGCTCTTGTGCGTTTCCAGCAAGTCGAGACAGAGCGTCAAGAGGAGATTCTTGAGGTTCTGGAAGATGAGTCAATTACTGCTGCACAGCGTGATGCTGCACTTACTTCGATTCAGACTGAAGCTAAAGAGTCTATCGACCTCCTACTGGCTGACACTAAAGAGTCTGCTAAAGACATTGTGGCTACCGTTAAAGAGCGCACAGACAGCATCAAGGCTGTTGCTAAAGCTGCTCCACTGACTGGCAACCCGATGATTGATCTGATCCTCGCTGGACTCCTCGGCGGCATCAGCGTACCCGCAAGCACTGGCATGGCGCGTCGATTGCGCCAGCCTGTACCTCCCGCCCAATGATGCTTGGGCATAACCCTGTGTAACTACTATGGCTACTCCTCTCGATTCGAGTAAGGCCCTTGAGGCCCAACTCCTCACCAACCGTATGGTCCGCGTCGAAGGCGCTGCGGCCAGCGTCATGCTCACGAATGACGCAGACGAACTTGCTGCGGGCTCTGACCCCAGGATTCGTTTCTCCTACAAGTACGTCACCGGAGACTCTGATCCGTTCACTGTCGGCTTCCGTGAAGGCGGTGCCGCTAACTTCAGCCCCGGTGTTGGCGTGACCATTCGCCGCGATGGTACCAATGGTGCTGGTGGCACGGTTGCCCCCGCCGATGTCACTAACACTTGGACTGGTGTTATTGACTGGACCATCGGTAATGGCGTCGTCCATGTCTGCATTAAGGCGACTGACCTTGACGGCCTTGCGGGCGGCGAGGACGTTGAAGTCTGCGTCGATCCCACTGGTGGTAAAGGTGTGGAGCTTTACGACTTCCGCCTCGACCTTGCAGGCGATGCCTGATAACAACTGAGCACACTCCAACAGCTAACCATAGCAGCGTTGCCCTCAAGAGGGATCACAACGAGGACGCGAAGGGATGCATCTGGAGATGGGCTCACCGCTCATACTTCACTCTTCTACCTGATTACTAGATATGGTTAACTCCACCCCGACCCGGATCGGTGCCAATCAACTTGGTGCTGATTCCGAGGCGCTTTTCCTTAAAATGTACTCGTCGCGTATTCTGGACACGTTCCAGACCGCGACCAAGATGGAAGGTCTTGTCGATGTCCAAACTATTGGCGCAGGCAAGTCCTTCACCTTCCCTGTTGTTGGTCGCGCAGAGGCGAAATACCACCAACGAGGCCGCAACATCCTTGACCCGGCTAACGGTTTCCTGAACGAAATCGAGATGTCGGAGAAGGTCATCTTCCTTGACCGTCCGCTGGTTTCGGCCCGCACGACTGACGATTGGGATGACCTCGTTAACCACTGGTCGGCTGCGTCCCGTCTCGCTGATGAGCAGGGCCATGCCCTCGCCCGTAAGCGCGACCAGCAGCTTCTCCAGCTTGTGTACCTCGCGGCCCTGACCCCCGCTGCTAACCTGCTCAACCAGCCTTCCGACACGAACGTGTTGCCGGGTGGTGAAGTCAGCGTTGGCGGTGCGACTGCTGGGTCGTCCATCGACTTCTCCACGAAGATCGCGGCTGAGTACACGGTTCAGGCCATTGGTCTTGCTGCGGCCCGCCTTGCGGAGCGCAACATCCCGATGGAGGAGATCTACATCGCCATGAGCCCCGCGAACTACTACGCGGCTCTCACTGCGCCTGAGTCTCCCTTCATCCGGGCCGAGGTTGCCAAGGGCTCCAACGGTGACATCACCAGCGGAACCGCCATCAACAAGATGGCTGGCTTCAACATCTTCGCCACCAACCACATGCCTGCTGGTACGGTTGCTGACGATCTTGGCACCAACAACACCTACGGCGGTTCGTTCCCGGCAACCACGGAAGACCTGATGCTGGCCTTCCACAAGTCGTCGATTGGTTCGCTGCGCCGTCAAGGTCTGAGCGTTGTGCGCTCGCGTCAGGACGAGATCATGGGTGATCTCATTCAGGCGTACTTCATCGAGGGTCACGGTATCCTCCGTCCCGAGGCGGCTGTCGCCATTACGGACTGATAACTGACTAGCCATCCTGCTACGCCGTCTCGTCGGAGACCCAGCAGGGGGCTTCGCTACCC